CCCGTACTATCGCGAGATCATGGAAGATTTCAAACGCAAGGGCAGTAAAGACTACCGGTACATGCACCGAGTACTTACGCATACTGCCAATAATCAAGAGGATGGCTGGCAGCCGTGGAGCATATCCGAACGCGTTGACGTTGGTATGCGCCTGCTAGATATCATCCTTAGAACTACCGATCTGGTAGAGAAGAAAGACTACTATAACAAGGGTAAGCACATTGTAACCCTTGAGCCTACTGAACAGGCGCTAGAGTTTGTTAGGAAATATGATGAAGTCGCTGAGCTTATGCATCCTCGCACTATGCCTTGCATTATACAGCCGGATGACTGGACGGACCTTGACCAAGGCGGGTACTACTCGCCTGAACTTAGATCACACACCAAGCTCGTATTGGTTAGGGACAGATGGCACCGCAAGGTTATCAGAAAGCAAATTGCCTCTGGCGGAATGGCGCAAGTTATCGATGCCGTTAACACTGCACAGCATGTACCGTGGAAAGTAAACAAGCGTGTACTTGATGTAGCTCGTACAGTGTGGGCGAAGAACCTAGCAATAGGTATGCCCGCTAGCGAGAAGCTAGAGCCTGCACCTAGCCCGTTCCCTGAGATCGACAAAGAGAAGATGTCCGATGAGCAGAAGGCAGTCTTCTTAGAATGGAAGCGACATGCGAGCGAGACATATACTAAGGAACGGGAGCGACAGGGTAAAGGCTTCCAGACAGCAAGTATCATGCGGGCAGCTAATGAGTATGCCGCACACCCCGCCTTCTGGTTCGTATGGACAATGGACTTTAGAGGGAGAATGTACACGACAACTAGCGGATTTAGTCCTCAGGGACCAGACCTCGCTAAAGGAATGCTACTGTTTCGCGATGGTGTTCGGCTCGGCGTACGTGGAGTATACTGGCTTAAGGTCCACGGTGCTAACCGCTTCGGATATGATAAAGTAAACTTTGACGACCGCGTTAAGTGGGTAGATGAGCGTCATGACTGGTTCATGAAGGCTGCCGCTAGCCCGCTAGACCATGTGGACGTATGGGCCAAGGCTGACAAGCCTTACCAGTTCCTCGCCTTCCTATTCGAATACTACGAGATGATGACCGGCAAGCTTGTAGGCCAGAAGCCGGAAGACTACATCTCGTATCTACCTATTGGCCTAGACGGTTCGTGTAATGGCCTTCAACACTTCTCGGCTATGTTCCGAGATGAGCGCGGCGGTAGGGCAACTAACCTTGTGCCGCAGCCTATTCCTTCGGATATCTACAGAGAGGTGGCAGACGTATGTCTAGTCAAAATCAAACATGCTGCTACTGCGGATGCACTTATGAAGCAGTGGACTACGTTTGCAAATCAATACGGCGATGGGAAGTTACCCCGGAAAGTATCAAAACGCCCGGTTATGACTTTGCCGTACGGCTCGACCAGACAGAGTTGTACAGAGTACATCTACGATGCAGCACAGGAGTACACACAGGACCAACCGCATTTCGTGCTGGATGGTTTGAACTCGACATTCAAGGCTGCGACAGCACTTACACCTCTCATGTGGACTTCGATTGGCGAGGTGGTTGTAGCTGCAAGATTGGGTATGGACTGGCTAAAGAAGTGTGCTTCGCTGATGTCCAAGAAGTCGCTAGGTATATCGTGGAGAACGAAAGACGGTTTTGTAGTCCACATGTACGAGCGGGAGAAGGAAGTAGTCCGCATCGAGACAGTGTTAGCGGGCCGCTACCAAGCACGAGTAGGCAACCACACAGACACGCTGAACAAGCATGGACAGAGGAACGGCATTGCGCCGAACTTCGTTCACTCGCAAGACGCGGCACACCTGCGCGCTACGATATTGAAGGCACGCGAAGCGGGGATTACCAGCCTAGCTTTGATCCACGATGACTACGGCACGCACGCCGGTAATACTGATACCTTGCATAGACTTATCCGCGAAAGCTTTGTCGAGCAATACGAACAGTTCGACCCTATTAAGTCTTTCAAAGAGTGGCAAGAAGCCATTAGTCAGCAGACTATGCCAGATGCACCTGAGTATGGATCGCTAGACATTAGGCAGGTACTTAACAGCCAATTCTTCTTCAGTTAACTCCGTATATGGAATACTAACTTGAAGGAGAAACCTATGGCCTACGAACTTATGTCGGATGACGACAAAGTGTTGACGGCGATACGGTTCGTAGCCAGAGGGGCTGTTATACCTACCCAATTGCAGGAGTTTCTACGCAAGGAAAACCTATACGAACTGATCGCTAATCCGCAGGAGTTACAGCTTGACAGAGAGCAGCTTAATCAAAGGACAGATACCGGATGTATCGGAAGCGTTCCTAGCACTGCTGAGGCGTGCGTTTCCTGAGCATTCTGGACGATGGAAGCCGGGCGATACAGAAGCTACTGTTGCTAACCGGGCTGGACATCTTGAGGTAATAGACTGGATTATGAAACATGCGCGACTTAAAACGTTTTGATCTATTCTGGATTGCCAGAGAACTAAGAGAGCTACCAGCACAGAGTAGCTACTACTCAGATGTTCCACTAGACGAGTTATACGTCTACGATTATCTGGACGAACTTTTAGACGCTGGTAGGTTATTCGGTAGTGTAGACAATAAGACAAGCTCGTTCCTACTAGCCTGCCGTATGCGCCCTTGGTATGCGAACCGCCTAGAGATACATGAAATGATCTTATGGGTGCCCGCACAGTTTCGCGGCGGCTCTACTGCTTACAGATTGATTAAACACTTTACAGAGACTGCTAAGGCCGAACAGCCACATAGCATTCATGCGGGCGCTACGCTCGATATTACAGATGCGAATAAGACGCTAGCTCTATACGAGCGCTGCGGTTACACACGAGATGGACCGCAAGGCGTCATCATGAGGCTTTAATGTGTGATCCTATTACAGGGATACTGCTAGCAGGCGCTACGTCTCTAGCTGGCTCCCTGCTAGCACCTAAACCAGCAGCCCCGCCACCACTACCAGCAGCCGCACCAGATGCCCCTAGGGCCGCAGGCGCTACCGTACGTACAGGCGACGGGCAAACAGACGATACAACTAAAACAGACCCGACTACCACAGTCAGCACAGCAGAGACCCGCGTGAGCGGTAGACCTGTTGGCGGGCTTGGTATGTCGGGTCTTTCTATTTAAGGCTATATTATGTGCAAAAATTTATTCAAGGGCTTGCTCGGCAGTACGGGCGAAGTAAAGCCGACTGCACAACCGGTCAGTACTACGACTGCCTCGCCTACCAGTGGAGCTACCGTGCTTACGGATACGCCCGCAGCTAGCGGCACAGAAGCTAGTGGCCGCGTGAAACTCGGAACTGGACCTAAGACACGCGCTAGCGTAGCAGGTCTTAGTATCTGATGACTGATCTTACCGTTAAGATTGGTAAGGGTCTAAAGAGCAGATGGGAACAACTTAACAGTAAGAAGACAACAATTCTTAAGCACTGTGAGAAGTACGCGGCATGGACCCTGCCGTATATGTTCCCGCCTGAAAACAATCAGCCCCAAGACGAACTACCTGTAGACATCGATGCTGTAGGCGCGCAAGGCGTCAATCATCTTAGCAATAAGATCATTAGTACGCTCTTCCCTAGCAAAAGCCTATTCTTCCGACTGCATATCGACCAAGAAACTAAAGACCTGATGAGCAAAGCTCTACAGGTCGCTAGCGGAGGTTTGACAGCAGCGGATGACTTGAAGGCTCAGCTTGAGACGCAATTGCTAGCAGCACAAGACTTGCTACAGTCAGCAGAGAACCGTGCAGAAGATCACCTAGACTTTGTGCAGTATAGGCCGCAGGCCATCAATGCTATGAAGCTGCTGATCATTACCGGCAATGCACTTATGTTCCATCCAGAAGATGGCTTGCCTGTACAGGTCTACAATCTCCGCAACTACCATGTCGTACGCGATTGCTCCGGCGAACCTGTAGAGATCATGACTAGGGAGAAGCGCGCTTACGCTACGTTCCATCCAGACATCAAGGACAAGCTACAGGCTAATGCCCGCTTCCGCGCTATGCACAAGGCTGCTGGCGATACCTCCAAGGATAGCTACGAGGATGATACAGAAGTATGCATCTACACGCAGATATGTCTAGAGGATGATGGCAAGTTCCACGTATACCAGTACGCCGATGAGATACTGCTAGACAACTCACGCACGTACACTAAGCGTACACTTCGGTGGATACCGCTAGTGTGGAACTTGGTGCAGGGTGAGGACTACGGTCGTGGCCTAGTCCAAGATTATGCCGGTGCATTCCATTCGCTTATAGTTCTGCAATCTGCGCTGCTTAACATTGCCGCTGTTATGGGCGACATTAAGTTCTTCATTAAGCCGTCTAGTCTTATCGACGTAGTAGCAGTACAGAACAGTTTGCCGGGTAGCTATCACGAGGGTGACTGGCAAGAGATCGGTACTCCACAAGTATCTAAACTCGCGGATGCACAGTTCATTCAATCGCAGATCGAGATGTACCGTAAGCAGATCGGCACTGTCATGATGCTTACTACTCAGGTCACGCGAGACGCTGAGCGAGTTACAGCCGAAGAGATTAGACAGCAAGTAGACGAGCTTGAGAGTAGCAACTCTGGTATCTACTCGCGCATGGCCGCAGGCTGGCAAGTACAGACGGCATACCTAGCACTGTTAGACACTGGCTTTACTGGTATTGGCGATGGCGTGGAGCCTACTGTCATTACTGGTATGGACAGTCTTTCGCGCGCGGGCGAGGCCGCGAACTTACGCGCATTCATGACAGACCTAGCTATGCTACAGGCAGTACCGCCAGAGATGATACAGGCTATCAAGAAGCCAGCATTCATTAAGCAGATCGCTCAGTACCACCAAGTTAACTATGAAGCTTGGGTGATGACTGACGCTGAACTTAAGGCTGAGCAGGAGCGCGAGATGCAGCAGCAGGCTCAATTGCAGCAGCAGCAGGTAGATGGGCAAGGCCAAGTAGAGGCCGTCAAAGCCGCTGGTAAAGCTGCACAGCAGTAGGAGATTTTATGACTGATACGAATCCGGTTGAGTTGACCGACGAACAGAAAGCCGCAGCAACTGATGTTGCCCTCAAGGGCCGTGTAGCTGATGTAGACAAGGCTATCCAAGAGCGGCTGCTGGTTAAGACGCCAGAGGCTCTTGCCAAGGAAGAGGCCGATAAGAAGGCAGCAGAGGACGCAGCTAAGAAGGCTGATGAAGAAGCTGCTAAGGTTAAGACCGACGATGACGACGGCAAGTGGAAAGAAGAAGAGTGGGTTGCTGTAGGCAATGAACACGCTGACGCTGCTATTGAGTTGATGAAGGAGGCCGGTGTTAAGCCGGTAGAAGGCAATGAAATCTTTAAGGATGCTATTGCTTCTGGCGATCTTAGCAAAGTCAAGTGGGATGTTCTCGAAGCCCGTATTGGTGCAGCCAAGGCCAAGCTGGTACGCGCTGGCGTAGAGAGCTATTTCAATTCCGAGTACAAGGCTCAGCAAGAGATTGTCGGGTATGCACACGATAAGGTAGGCGGTGAAGAGGGCTGGACC